GCATGGTTCATTGATGGTGAAGAGTTGGGTCTTATCAAATTCCGTACCGCCGAACGAAACTGTTTCAGGGCGTGTAAACGGATTACTACGGTCGATTTGCATCAGACCGCCGAGATCGTTGCGAAAACTGGGCTTCACAACAACATCAACCAGAATTATTCGTCGCTTAATAGAATTCTCCTGCTGGGAAAGCTGACTAATGTTCATACTCCGAACGTTGGTTGTGCCAATAACGGCGAGAAGCTCGGGCAAGACTTTACCTTTCAGCTCCAATTCAGCTTTCACTGCAGAAAATTGCACGTTATTACAAATTTGCAAAATGGGTGCAACTGCCAGAGAAGGATCGTATTTCAACGGCCTGTTAGCAATGTCATCCAAAACAATAAATAAGGTGTGATTAAACACCTGGGAATGATACCCATCATCTGGAATGATATTTGCCACCGTGGCAGGATCGTGCTTGATATGCTTCAAAGCACAGATCAATTTCTGCATTGCAGTAACCATCAATGATTTTCCACAACCTGGTGCCCCATGAAATACGATTGCAGGGGGCTGCTCAGTCATGGCTCCGGAACGTCTCATGGTGAGAATTTCAAGATGCCACGAAGCAAGATTGTTGTACCGGTCCGCAAACAATTTCTTGGTGAAAGAGTTGGAACTAGCTGCAGCATCACGCGCAACCTGGAAAGCATCCATGGCCATACGTACAATGTTAAGCAAAGCTCCATAACTGCGTCCTTCGCGTTGGAACGTGCCATCGCGAACCAAAGGCATTGTATCGGAAACTTCAAAATACAATTGATCAAGTCGTGCATTCATCGAACGCTCGTATAGGAAGGGCAATAAACTACCACACTCCCACGAAGCGACGACAGATTCCACGAAATAATTAAGTGCATTAATAAAGCCATCAAGGATGGTAAAAGCGTCGGCAAACTTGTTCAAAGCCGTAGCTCGGAAAATACAAATCGAATTGCAATGTATTTCGGACAAATGCTCGGGCAAAAAGCCCAACACTATTCCAATTGACATAATGTTCGAAATGTGATTCCACAGAGGCATGGTTTTGCATGATTGCCAATTCTGAACCGCCCAACGAAAAGCGCCAAGAACTGTATACCCCTCAGACTCAAGAGCGGAGGCTGAAGCCTCATAACTCGTATTCATGTCATTATCGGGAATTTTAGCAGTTCCAAGCAAAAGCGAAAGGAGATTCGCCGAAACGTCTCCAATCACAGAATCTGCACGCGTGTGCGCTGTAACATTTTCGCCATTTTGAGGTATGGCATCATTCATGATGTACTCAAACAATTCATGAACTGATGTTTTGACCTCATTTTCGCGGGTGGGGCATACCCAATAGCCAAGAACCTGCGAACAGGTTCCAAGCCTACACTTGTTGTCCTCATTACGAGGCAATCTTAAAAGATCATCCTCCTCCTCGGACTCAAGAATGGTATCTAAAGTAGAAGGAGTGGACGACGTGCAAACGTGGAATGCCG